TTGGAGAGTGCCTCCTCCAACAACTCGGACGCTTTGTCCAACTTGCGTTGTGGTATGAAATCTTCTTCCATTGAATCTCCTCGGTTGGTTGTTGGTTGTGGTCGTTCGGATTCCGAACATGCAAACCCTGAAACGGACATTTAATGTCCATCGGTGTGGTTCCTACATCTATGCTGTCACATGGCAATGCCCTCCCTTGTGGATTCGTGGCCAGTGCTACTCCTCCCACGCGTTGGTGTTATACTCCTCTAAGGTGGGGGTGCTGTAATACTGAACCTCCCCCACGTCGTTGGCCCACGCTATTGAAACTCGGTTCATTAGTGTGGATGGATGGGCCTTGTTCCCCTCGGCGTCGGGAGCCAACGGGAACGAGTATCTGTCAATGGCGGTGCCACCGTCAGTATACCGGGTGTGGTATATCTGGCCCCTCAGTTTAATGGGATATATCACGGCTACTCCTCTAATCCTAAGTCGGCCCCTAATTGGGCTTTGATCTCTTCGCAGTATTCCTCCGCCTCAATGTATGCCTCGGTTGGGCAGACATACACGTTGTTGTTGGTATACACTTTCGCGTATACCGGACCGAGGTCCACCTTGTGGGACCGCGAGGTGAGGATGGTCTTGCCAGCATCCCACCCACGGATGTCATCGCGCTCGGCAAGCTCGGCCCAGACTCTGGACCGAAGGGACATCCCATTTAGGGTTCCGAAACCGCAATAGCTCAGGCTATTGCACATGATCACGCGCATACCATTCTTGAACATACGAACCTCCGCAGGTGTGTGGTGTTTACTACTGGCTAAATCTATTTTGAAAAGCATCCTCGTAGGATTTGTCGAGGATGTCCTGAATCTGGCGGAGCTTCCGCAGTAGGATGCGCTCGCCCACGGGCAGATCATCAAGCGTTATGCTTTGATCTCGCGCCTCGATCAGAGATCCCTCGCAATCATTCAATAGGTCAGCGAGGATGGTCAACCGAAGAGATTTCTTTTCTTCGATTACTCTGTCAATGTCCTGTTGGGCAATGCTCATGAGCAAGCTCCCGTAGGTGTGGGGGTGTGGCTGTGGCCGTTCGGAATCCGAACGAAAAACGAAAAACTGTTTTCTCTGGCGGTACTGATTGCCGTTTCAGGGCTACCCGTTGGTCGAGGGCGCGGAGGAACGCGGTTCAAGCGTATCCGCTTACTCGACAGCCACGGGGCCGCCAGAGAAAACAAGGGAAAAAGCGGGCGCCTATCCAAGCGCGCCCGCGCTGATTTACACCTGCGAGCCCGCCGCCGCCCGAGCCCGCTCCGCGGCCAACTCAAGGTCGATACCGTTGGTCGCTAAAATCTCAACCATTTTGGCAAGTGCTGAATTCGCCTCCGCCTTCGATAGGCCTTTGTCACTTGTCAACGCCGCGAAAAATGCAACATCGAATGTTTCGGCCAGCTTGTCCGCTACTTTCAGCGGAAAAGGAACACTGGACGATTTGCGCGCCGTCGGCTTAAACGGCCTGATCGTCTCACGCACGTTAGGCGCCGCAACGCCTTTTGTATCGGCCTTTTTCGCGGCGTCCCGAACGGCTTCAATAGCGTCCGACTGCTTATCGTCGCTAACCGACGCGAGTTCAATGATCGCGGTGCGATTGAACTCACTACTCAGATTGACGAATTTTTCGGCGTCGAACTTGGATGCAATCCTGATCGCGTCCATAAACTTGGTCCTACCAAAATCAAAACGGCCGCTTTCGATCAGACCGTCAACGATCTGATTTCGGCTCTTTTTGATTGACGCCGCAATTGCCTTGTCAACCTTGTCACCAGTCTGTTTTTCACCATCGGCCAACCAAATCTTCTCACTCTCAGCAAGGATAGTCCAACCGAGCGTATACTCGGCTTCCATGCCCTTAGAGATCGCGGCGTCTATCTCCACGCCACACTGATCGATCACGGCCAAAACGGCGTTGTCAACGCCCGCCTTAACCTCGGCTTCGTTCAACGTCTTTGCCATTGTTCGTTGCTCCCGATAAAGGTTAGCCGTTCGGAATCCGAACGGATACTGCAATGTCCATCAATCAACCAACCTACTTGCGCTACGCTTAGTAGACGCTGGGAAAGCTCCCTCAGTTCCCGAAATCGCTGTTTTTTTTGGATTTATTTCACTTTGTTCGGAGTCCGAACGGAGCCCAACGGGACACATTTGAGGCTGAAAAGTTCCCGAAAAAAGTGAGAAAGATAGGGGAACCCCCCTGTCTCTCGTGCGTCACGCCCCAATTCCAATAAAGTTCCCGCTGGATTACGATTGTTGGTAACCTGCTGCGGCACAACAACTTAGCGCCTTGACCTAATATAGCTCACAAGGTCGCATCTGTAACGTGTTGCGGCACAACGACTTAGCTCGACCTGACACATTACATTAGGTCACGCTGCTAAAGCGTTGCGGCACAACGACTTAGCGCCGGCTTCCGTGTAAAGTGCTGCAGGACAGCGACTTAGCGCCACGACCTGACGGATCACATGAGGTAATCGCCGTAAGTCGTTGCAGCGCAAGGGGTTGGGTGGGTCGCCCCGGGGGTGGGGTGGGGAAGGGGGAATCTCCTCCCTACTGAATGTACCCTATTTACCCCCTATACACAGTATCGTGTACCGATAGTTGGTGGCCACGTATCCCCATATGCTATATAGGTCTATCGTTGACTTAATATCTTAACTTGTGTATATTCATTGATACAATGACGACAGCATGGAGCGTGTAATGAGTGATACATCTCTCAAAAGCCTGATGAAGACGCCGACTGTACCTGAGTCCCAGATATCGAGGCAGGCGCAGGCTATCTTTCTGAAGGCACTACAGATCTCTCCGGCCAATATCGCTAAGGCATGTAGGGAGGCTAAGCTTTCGAGGTCCAAGGTCTATGCTCAGCGCCAAATCGACCCGCTCTTCGCGGAAATGTGGACTGAGTGCATAGAGACTAAGCTTGATGAGCTTGAGGAGAAGCAGCTTGAGACTTCCATGCAGGACACCAATGCTCGTCAGTGGACCTTGGCTCGCGCCCGCAGAAACAAGTGGGGCGACAAGCAGCTAGTAGAGGTTGGTGGAGAAGTAGAGCACGTTCATTCTGTCAGAGAAATTCCCACAGACAAATTAGAGGCTTTAATTAGAAAGAGGATGCAGGATGGAGAGACCTCTAAGAGTATTGAGCCAATAGAAGTCGAGGCTGAGATCGTCTAAACGTCCGTACCGTACGAACAAGGAGAAACCGGAATGGCATCAAAGGGTAGCGTAAACAAAGTTGTTATCGTAGGAAATCTTGGTAGCGATCCTGAACGCAAAGATGTTAATGGAACATCCCTTACTACCTTTTCTTTGGCTACGTCAGAGACATGGACCAAGGACGGGGAGAACAACGAGAAGACGGAGTGGCATCGTTGCGTTGCATGGAGGAAGGTAGCAGACATAATTGGAGAGCACTCGAAGAAGGGTGACAAGCTCTACATTGATGGCAAGCTACAGACTCGCTCGTATGACAAAGACGGGCAGACTCACTACGCAACAGAGATCGTTGTGAATGACTTTACATTCCTTAGCGGCAAAAGTGGTGGCGGCCCATCGGCTCCTGCTCCGGAAAAAATTGCCGAAGAAGATAATCTTCCTTTTTGAATCAGCCAGATGCTATCCCCAGAGAGCTTGACGAGCTTGGCATAGAAGAGCTAGAGTCTGAGTTCATTCGCCGCAAAGATGCTTCGGAAAGGTTCTTAGACTTCGTTTGCTACACTAAGCCAGATTTTCAGCCTTCTCAGCATCACTATTTTTTAGCCGACAAACTGGAGCGGGTTATTGCTGGGGATATAACCCGCCTCATTGTCACAATGCCCCCACGGCATGGTAAATCTGAGATGGCATCTCGCCGTCTTCCCGCTTATTTTCTCGGTAAGTTCCCGCAAAAAGAAATTATTTGTGCCACCTACAACTCTGACTTTGCCTCGGAGTTTGGACGCAATGTACGTGAGATCGTTAATGCGGATGAGTATAAGAATGTTTTTCCCGAACTTCACATAAAGTCAACAGACAGAGCGGCCGACAGATGGGCCGTCGCTCAAGGCGGAGGCTTTAGGGCTGCTGGCGTTGGTGGCGGACTAACGGGTCGAGGTGGACATCTTATAATCATTGATGACCCTATCAAGTCACGCGAAGAGGCAGATTCAAAGCTACAGCGCGACAGAGTATGGGACTGGTACAGATCGGTGGTCTATACTCGTCAGGCACCTAATTGTGCATTTATCGTTATCCAGACCAGATGGCACGATGACGACTTAGCAGGACGACTTCTCTCTGAGGCAGAGAAAGAGGGAGAGCAATGGGATACCGTTGATTTCCCTGCAATAGCTACTGGATCAGATATTCTCGGCCGGGATCAAGGCGAAGCTTTGTGGCCTGAATGGTTTCCATTGCCTATGTTGGAGCAGGTACGCAGGACGGTGGGGCCACGAGAATGGTCTGCGCTCTACCAGCAAACGCCTGTCGAAGACGATGGATCTTACTTTAAGCGACAATGGATTGACCAGTTCCAGTTCAGTAAGCGGGACTTACTTGAAAAGCGGGAACTCGGACATACGAACCTCCACATCTACGGAGCATCGGATTATGCCGTCACCTCCGATGGAGGGGATTATACCGTACATCTTGTGGTCGGCGTGGATGATGAGCACAACATATATGTACTGGATATGTGGCGGGGACAGGAGACCCCTGAAAAATGGGTGGAGGCTTTCTGCGACTTGGTGCTCAAATGGAAGCCTCTTAGGTGGGGCGAGGAGTCCGGTCAGATTATCAAAAGCGTCGGCCCCTTTCTTCAACGTCGTATGTTAGAGCGCGAAGCGTACTGTGCCCGCGAACCATACTCATCTACACGAGATAAAGCCACGAGAGCCAGATCCATCCAAGCGAGAATGGCAATGGGTAAAGTCTTTTGGCCAAGAGATGAACCGTGGTTGGGGGAATTTATGCATGAACTGCTTAGGTTCCCAGCCGGTATCCATGACGATATGGTTGATACTCTTTCCTTAATTGGAAGAATGATGGACAACATGGCGGCCGCACCAGAGGTTGAAAGACCCTCTAATGATTCCCTCGTACCCACTACTATGGGTGAAATTTTCGAGCAGCATCTGCGAAGGCGGAGAGGTCGTACGGTACGAAGTGGAATAGTTATGGGTTGACTTATTTATTTTAACCCCATATATTGGTTGTTGTATCGTTATGCCGTTGTCGCAGAGCAACTTAGGGTGATCACTTAAAATATGGCTTCATACCCCAGTGATAAGCAGTCGCGTCTTGAGTATTGGAAGCGACAGATAGAGTATGCCGATGAGCAGATGAGTCCCCTTTGGGATGCGTCTGACGTACTGCAAAAACAGTACCTTAACGAGGCTACTACAGAACGAGAAAAAAGACAGGAACAGGAGGGCGACAGAGAGGAGCACATCTCTCGAATAAAAGCCAACCTGATATTCGGCTGGATAGATCAGTCTATATCTAATCTCCTTGAGCGTAATCCCGCTTTTTTAGTTACGCCACGCACTCGTGATTCTGTAGCTGGGTCGCGTACGGTAAAGCATATTGTTGACTACTGGTACCGTGAAACTTCCCAGTTACAGCAGGACGAGCGCATTCTTCTGGATGCTTTTCTTGGGCCATATGGTGTAAAGAAAATCGGCTGGACCATTGACTATGAACAGCAGATTCATGACATGGTTGAGCAGGCTGAGTTTCAAGCGGAGACGCCAGAAGATGAAATAACAATGCTTTCTGGCGGAATAGATACGCGGGTAGTTCGAGAGCAGAATCACGAACAGTACATCGAGCACCACACTCGCTGGCTACAAGATCCGATGCTATCGGAGGATCTCCCAGAAGCTGGCGAAGAAGCAATAAAACTCAATATTAAAATTCGCAAAAAGATGCTGGAGCAGGGCGATGATCCCGATGTCAACACAACGATGTCATGGGAAGCCCCATTCGGCATGCGCTGGAGACCTAAGGACTTTCTTGTTGACCCTTTAGCTCAAGACGGTATACGTGATGCCCGATGGATTGCCTTTCGCTTTAGGCGTCCAGTAGAAGACTTTCAATCTAACCCCATATATGAAAACACTGAAGACTTAGAGCCATCCGATAGACTTGAAGGCGCACCCGACTACTCAGAAGGCGTAGCTGGCGAAGACGACTTTGGGTTGGCCGTAGGATGGGAGATATGGGCACGCAACTTCCCAGTTGGAAACAGACGTCGATCTAATTTACTTATTACTTTTGTTGAGGGTCACGACGAATTCCTACAGCATGACGAAGAGTGGCCAATCCCCACGTTGGATGATTACCCGGTAGAGGTCTTATCTTTAAACTCTACATCGGAAACGTGGTATTCTAAGCCCGCACTACTACTTGCTGGCGCTGATAATATTCAGTCGATAGCTCATGAGATACTTGACTCATACTTGTCGATCATACGAAAGCAG